TCGTTGGTGCATACAAATCCGCCCTTCTAGTCATTGTAGAAGAATTAACGTTTCTATTCTTTTTTTGACCTATTTGCATATTATAATATTGGGCTTGTTCTAGTATATCTTTGACAAGTTCTCCAAGCCTTTTGACAAACCCCTGTTTGGTCGTATCTTTCTATATCTGCTCCTCTATTCTCATAATCGAAGTCTATTTGGTCAAGAATAGCCGTTTTAAGCTCTTTAGGAACACTTGTAAAACCACTTGTATATGTTGCCTTCATTCTTGAGAAAGTAGGCTGGAAAAGGCTAGGATATTGATTGCCTGTCAAAAAGTAATTTGCAGCAAGTATTTCATTTGCATCAGAAGTATATAAATGGAATGTTGTTTGGTCCATTGGTCCAAAAGGCATTGCAAAATTGCCTCCAACATTATCAAAATAAACTACCACATCTTTTGAAGTAATGCAAGTTCCTGTTGCTTTTTCAATGGCTTGTCTTGCTTCGGTAATTAAATCAGTAATCAAAGCATCATCTGCTGAAGTTGTTACCCTACAATAGTTTTTTGCTTCTGCTAAAGTTACTGGTTCCGTAATTGCTCCGTGGTCAGTTAAAGTATAATCAATTATATAATTATAATACGACATAATCTCTTTTTTACAAATTTACATTAATTTGAATAAAAAACCCCCTACGTTTTAAGTAGAGGGTTCTTATTTACTATATTATATTGAATTAAGGATTCAATGTAGCATAAATTGCAGAAGAAGGCAACATCAAATTGATAGCTTCGTAACACTCGATACGAGCAGTTACCAAGTTCTTTTGGAAGTTGTCGCTATCTTCATAAGCGAACTCAATAGCTATTCCTTCTACTTCGATTCTCTCGATGTAGTCAGCATCAATAACTAATGCTTTGTTATCAGTAACCCAAGTTGCAGAAACAACTGGAACACCCCAAATAGAAACATCACCACCAGTTCCGATTTGAACACTACCTGAACCAACGTAGTAACCTGCATCAATTGTATTGATTAAGATTCTAGCTTGTTGAGCAGGAGATACCAAAATGAAAGAAGGGTTGAAGTTTGCAGCTTTTTGGTTTGCGATTAATTCAACTAATTGCTTTAAATCAACAGTTTGAACCATTGTAGTAACACCTGTTGCAGCAGCACTTACAGTACCGAAGAAAGAAGCGTTCTCAGATTTAAAGAAATCTCTTTGTAACAATCTTGGCAAAGTTTGAGACAAGAAAGGTAAACTTCTCATCATTTGCTTAGAGAAACGGCTAAAACCAGCGATGTAGCTATTAACCATTTTAGTTTCAGTTAAGTTGTAATCGTTAGAACCTTTAGCAGCACCTTCAGTTTGGATAGCGATGTTATTTGTTTCGCCAGTATTCTCTTTGAAGAATGTGTAAAGACCAGTCGCACTTCTTACAGTTGGAACTAAGTCACGGAAATTGATAAGTTGATTAGGGAAGATAGCTTGACGTGGGCTATAAGTCATAACTGGGTCACCAGTGATGTTACCAGCGATAGTCATTGTTTTAGCTTCAGGCATTTCTAAACGGAATTTACCACCTTTTTTCAAAGTTGATTCCATTTCATCCATACGACCTTCTAATTTTTCTTCCATTAATTGGTCAAAAGATTTAACTTCTTTAGTTGCTTTCTTTTGAGCAGCAGAAGCAGCATCAAATTGCTTTTGCATTTCGTCTTTTACGACTTTGATTTCGCCTTTTACAGCATCAATGTTAGCGGTAACGTCAGCTTTTAAGCCTTTTACGTTCTCTGCCATTTCATTGATTAATTCTAAATTTTCCATTTTTACTTTTTGAATAAGTTATTAAATTGTGTGATTGCTTTGATTACTTGCTCATCTGTTTGGTCTTTCGGCTCCAATGCTTTTGCGGTTGGAGTGCTTTCGCTTTCTAGTTCAGCTTGTAATCTCTTTATTTGAATTTCTATTAAGGCAAATGTTTCATTGGTAAAATTACCATTTCTAAATGCTTTTAATAGATTGTCTAAACGCAAAGATAATGTTTCTTTGTTTTCTGATTTAAAACCCAAAGTAGGTGTTTCAGGATTTGCTCCCCATAACACGGCACTACCTTCATAAAGTTTTAATTCTTTGATTGTTCTTACTCCTGTGTCCTTAGCTTCGGTTTCTTGAATAGTGCTAAATCCAATTGAATGTTGATTAATTAATCCAGCTTCGTAGAGTTTGATTACATCTTCGCCTTTGGCAGTTTTAACAATCTTAGTAACGGCAACTAATTTATCGCCATCTACATAAAGTTCGCTAGGCTTACCAATAACGTGGGTCATATCGGCTTTGTGGTCTAATAATGACCAAATCATATTTTTTGCACTTGGTCCTCTTTCTGCTAATGTCTTTGTGAAGGCTTCAGGAACAATAATATCGTTGTCTAAATCAACATTATTCATTCTTGACCAAACTGCCTTTACTGTTCTTGTGTTAGATGAAATATCTAATACATCAGAACTTGAATCTTTTACTTGAAATTGTTTCATATAACAAAGTTATTTATTTTTTTATTATGGCTTAGATATAGCGTTGTAAATGTTATTGTTGTTGTTATCGGTTAACAAACTCCATATCTTTCCTGCATCCCCCATAGGTGGAGAATCTTGATAGGAAATATAATCGTTGTTTGCATCCTTTACAACTCTATAACCAATGGTACAACGGCAATTGCAAGTGTTACCTGCACTTCCAGTAAGGTCGCAGGGGTACATCATATAATCAGTTCCTTCCAAAGAATAAACTTGGAAATTGTCATCAATAGGAATTTCAATTCTATCCATGTGCCAATGGTCAAACTTATCAGGTGGTATAATTCTTGTACGGCTATCTAAAGTACTAATCCAAATCTTATTGGTTTGTATTCCTGTGGAAATTGCACCGACTAAAGAACCTGTATTTGCTGCCCTTCCTGTTTCCGTTCTAGCAATTAGTGCCGCACGATAATCGGTTATCCCTGCGGTCTTTAAGTTTTTAATAGTTTGATTCAAGGTCAATCCTTCGGTTGTTCCTTTGACAATAAATCTTCTTATTTGTTCTTTTGTGGTATCGGTAATATTTTGAACCATATCTGCCAATCCTCTATAATTTAAGTAGCGAATTATGACATTATTCCATAAATCAGTTAGGAAACTTTTATGCTCATCAGGTATATGCGATTTTAAGCCCTTTTTAACGGACTTATAAGAAAATTGAGCCATTGGTATGCCCATAGCCAAATGAAGCGAATAAAGGGTATCAGAAATGCCCTTAGAACTGATTTTTGAATAATCTTGGGTACGCACGAATGTATCCACCTGTGCTTGGAGTTCTTTTTTGAACTTTGGTGCGTAAGTTTTTAAACCTCTTGCATACAATTGCTTGTATTGGTTCATTATTTATTTAATGAAAGTAAATATAAAGTTTCAGCGAATAAAGTAGCTATCTCATCTACTTGGTTTTGTATCCAAGTTTCTTGATAAATGGTTGTTCTATCTTCTTGAATTTCTGCATAACACGCTTGGAAATATGCCACAACTTGTTCAGGATTTTGATAATTTACTGGTTCAACTACAACATAATCTAAAGGTCTGCCATAGATACCGCTAACACTTTCAACTAAACCATCGGTTAAATCCAAGATGCCATCGTAAAAACTATTTAAGGCTTTGTGCATTGAATAGACATTAGTTTGATGATGCCAAACAACTGATTGTGTAAATGCTGATTTTAAATAACTAACAAAGTCTGCGAAGTTATCTTGTGGAGTACCTTCATTTGCTTCGTTAGGACTTTCAACCATTTCAACAGGTTCGGACATTTCAATGTCATTGTAATCCTTAGCTTTTTTAAATTGTTTTTCTAATTCTACGATTTGTGATTCAAACTCTTGGATATTTTTCATTATTTATTATTTAATAAGTCGTTAAGATTCTTCGGAGGCTCAATAGGAGCAAAAGCATCCATAGGAGCAATATTACTAGGGACATATATTTTTTCTAATTCCGTTTGGTCCACATAATCAGGAATTTCCATACCCATTTCCTCATACTTTTGTTTAGGAGTTAACCACCACGCTTTGTCTAACCAAGCTACTTGTTCAGTCTTGTTTGCTTCAAGTTCTTTATAAACTGAAATATCAAAGTCAACATAAACATTTTCGCCTCTATATCCCCAATCTGACCAAAGTTTTCTATTTAGATTATCTCTAAGGGAAGTAAGTAAAGGAATGGCACAACGAGTTGTCAAAGCCTTTTCCCCTTCAACTTGATTGTTGTATGTTTTATTTGCAGCATCGTTTAAAAGTTGTGATGGTACTCCGTAAATATTACAAAGAGCAACCATATCCCACTTTTCTGATTCAATGATTCCTAATTCAACAGGGCTTAATCCTATTTCTTTCCAATCTACTTTATAACCTGAAACTGCTATTTGGTTAAAGTTTTGACTACCTGCTTTTTCGCTTACTGATTTCTTTAATGCTTGTGCTTGTTCGCTACCGCTTATTGGGTCGAATCTATCATCATTCATAAACAACACTCCAGCAGGTCCACCATTTTGAAAAGCAGATACCGCAGCAGTTTTTGCTTCGTTGCTTCTAGTTAAAGTCCTAGATGCAGCCTTTAAAGGGGATTGCCCATAAAGTTGATTGCCAGTAATATTCCATTGGGGATTGAAATATTTGTCGTGTAGGATTTCCCTTGTATCGAAACTCCATAATTTACCATAGTATAATTGATACCCAACTCTTGTTGGAGGGAATACTTCGACATCAGCTTTGATTGCCATAAACTGGGAAGGGAGTGCGTGAAGTTCAAAAGGTTTGTCTTTGTTGGCTCCTGCTTCAATTAGTTTTCCATATATAAATGAATTACCTGTAATAAGTTTAAAAGCACACCATTGTTCTACTAAATCTGACCAAGTATCTTCTTCGTTAGGATATTTTAATAAAGCGTTTAATCTTAAATCTCCTGTGTAAATTTCAAATGCTTTAGTATGAAGGGTTTTCATTTCCTTCCAATTAGTAATCTTATCAGGAGATGAAATAAGTGCTTTGTATTGCCCTGCTGCCACCTCATCAATAATTCTATAAACGTGAAAAGGAGCAATCTTTGCTTTTTCAGTTATAAGTTTTACTATTGAATAAACTGAATCATTGCCTACATATCCATCGTTTACATATCCAACTGCATCAGCACCTTGCCAAGTAACAATACCTCTTTCTATTGATACCATAGAACCCAATGGTCCACGTGATGGCAATACAGTTTGTAAAGGTTTTGAAAAAGGCAATTTTCTTTTAGCGAGAAAATCAAATAAACCCATAATATAAGAATTTAAACAAAGTTAATAAAAAATCCCTACCAAACGGCCACGGAGAATTTTGGAGTATATTCAAAGAGCATTCTCATTGCCAAACAATCACTAAAATCGGGTGAACGACCTATTGCAGCTTTGACTTTATCCTTTGGTATTACTCCTTTCTTCATATCATTATCAACAGACTTTTGTTTCACTTGTTCTAGTTCCTGAATGATTAATTGCTTTTGCTTCCCATCTGCTTGAATATAGACTTCTGCTTTATTAACTAAATCAGCTAATTTAAAATAACATTGAGACTTTAAGTTATCAAAGTTTTCCTTTTGTCTGGTTATAGGGTTTTCTAATGGAGAACTATTGCTGTCTCTTATACACATCTCCGAGCCCACGAGACGCTACGCTACCTCGTA